TCTGCCTTGTACATCTCTTAGGAATGGTTCTACAAGATTTCTAAATTGAGCTCTTGTAAATTCATCATTAAACTCAAAGAGTTGGAACTTAGCAGCAGTTGATATTGCTTTTTCTAGAGTAATGAATAATCTTCTTACATTAATTCTATCGAAAGCACTTGGTTTTGATTGAGCAGTTTTATCACCGAACAACACAGTTCCTTGACCAGGAAATGATGTTACAGGATTAACTCTTGCTTTATATAACTCATCTCTTTGTGTTTGATTTGGGTTAAAAGCAAGTTTTACTGCACCTCTAATCTGCCCTCTGTTAAATCCAGCGGGTGAGAAGAAAGGATCAGCGATATTATCTGTTCTTGCACAAAGTCCTGCTGTGTCACCATTTAATGGTACAAATCTGAATACATCATTATATTTGTCGTACATATATTTGTAACCACTATCAATGACAGCATAACTTGAAGATGGTAAACCATCAGCAAATCCTACAACATTTTGTGTTTGTGTAACAGCGTTTGCAACATTAACAACATCTGCTCTTGCAGGTGAAATAAATGCCACACAATCTTTTCTTGCAGTTGCGATATCCATAACAGCAGTTGCTTTTGTGTCGCCAGTAGCGTCAGCACCTGTTTGTGAAGGACCGCACATCAATAAAGATAAGTCAACATTCTCTACATCACTAAATTTTTCGTATGCAGTAGCAATCTCAGCGTTAGTGGCAACATAATCATCTGTTCCACTTGTAAGTGAAACATTATCTACGTTAAACGCATTTGTCAAACTGTTATCAAAAGTTTGTCCAGTTTTACCAAGACCATCTGATAAAGTAGAGATGTGGTCTATCCAATAGATAAATTCACTAGTTCTGTAAATTACATCAGGATAATAGTTTGAATTACCTGAAGCGTCTTTAGCGTCATGCGCCTGTGATACTCCAGCAAAAGTTTCTAGTATTTCTCCTGCAGTTCCTGTGATTGAGCCATCTTCGTCAACAACGACAATATGCATTTCATCATTTGAACCGCCAGCAGCTGATACATCATCAGTTGTTGTAGGTGGTCCAGAAAATTGAAAGTAATATTCCCAATGTCTTAGAAATTTAGCGTCATCAACAACACCGTGTCTTAATCCGCCTGTTTCTGTTTTACCAGTAGCAGAATTAAATCTTGCGATTGTTAGAACATGAGTGTTAATTGCAGTTACCTTATAATAAAATCCTGAAGGTGCACCTGAAGTTGAAGGTACAGCACTAGAGTCTCCAAACTCTAGTATGTCACCTACTTGAACCAAAGATCCATCATCTACTGTGATGGTTGTATCTCCGATAGCCGCAGTAGCGTCATTGACTATTAGAGTGCCACTTTGTGAGTGTGGTCCAAAAGCAGTTGAGTTAGGACATAAAGAAACTTTTAAACTGTTTCCTAGTGTTCCTGCTTCTCTTGCAGCCCAAGTACCTATGTTAGTTACTTGACCAGCGCCAGTTTCAGAATAATATGTATCAAGATAGTCAGTAGTATTTTTAATCAAGACAGCAGTACCAGTTGACACAGCATTTACTAATCCTGTGATTGGTCTTACTACCTTCAGATTGTTTCCGTATCCTAAAAAGTTAGCAGCACAGAAAAATTCTTCAAAGTTAGATGAGTTTGGTTTACCAAATATTTCAACTAACTCATTCTCAGATGAAATAGTTGTAATCTCATCAATTGGTCCTTTTTCTGCTGTTATTACTATACCACCCGCTGATGTTGATACAGCAGGAATGACATTAGTAAGATCCTTTTCAGTAACGAGAACACCTGGTGATACTTGAAAAGCCATATTTTAGTTCTCCTTAATATTAAGTTTATTAGTTATAACCCTTTGCATATATTTATGATATATCAAAACTTCACTATTCGCCTTTGCGATATGATACTGGTTGCCATAACTCGCCTGCGTCATCAAAAAATGAGTTATTACGACCCTCTGGATCATTTAATCCATCATCTATAAATCCAAAAGGTGCCATATCTGCCTCAATGGCATTTTGTTGTTCAGTAAACATTTGACCCCTAACATCTACATTAGTTAATTCTTTAAAATATCTTTGATTTGCCAACCACGAAAATATAACAAGACACATCACTAAATCATCTGTCGAACCTGGTTCAGCTTCAAAAGATTTTCCTTTGGCAATAAAAGTCGATAATTCAGAGATCACATCAAAATCTTGAATGATTAATTTATCACCCTCGATTAAACTTTTCAGGTTAGAAGTTCCAATTTTTTTTGTACCCTTTGTCATTCTCAGACCTAATTGATTACCACGACCACTAAAGCCTCCACCTAATACTTGACCTGATCTACCTCTTTGAGTAACCATCATCATATTATCGTACTCTAATTCAAACTGTAAATTATCTGCAACTTGTTGACCTAAATCATTTATCTCTACTAATATAAATGCGTTATTATAATGTTTTGCAACTCTTTCTATAATACTAGGAAAAACAAGAGGTTTAATTTCGTTATCTCTATATTTTGCAACTAATTTATATGGCACACTTGTACAATCTGTTATACAAAATGCCGAGTAATCGTTTGTCAATCCTCTAGATACATCAACTGTCATAGTGTAAATGTGATTCTTCTTTGGCATTTCATAAACATCTAAACCACCACTTCGTTTAGGTTCAACCACAGGCATAGATTTAATTTTACTTGCAGTTATAAGCGTATCTACACTACCTAAAAACTCACACTCAAATTCTGTTGCAAACTGTGATTCACTTGTATTCTTAATTGTTTCTTCTTTCCACTTTTCATCACGACCAGGTACCTCACTCCAATGCACTTCGACAGGAACAAAGTTATTATTTTTATTTGTTGCGTCTACCCACATTTTATAAAACATATTCATGCCATGTGGTGTAGAAACTATCATCACTTTAGAAGATTTACCAGAAGATATTGTAGGGTAAACTGAACTAAAAAATTCTTCTGCAATACTATTAGGTACATAAGCGAACTCATCTAGAAAAATAATATTAAAGGTACTTCCTCGAACAGCACTAGAAGAGGTACTTGCCGCTACAATCCTACTTCCGTTTTCTAGTTCGAGAGAACCTTTGTTCCAGTTGAGAACGCCTTGTTGCATCCACTTAGGTAGATGTTCGTAAGCCAATTGCAAACGACCTAATAAATCTCTTGCAGTAGATGATTTATTGGCCAGTATCGCAACATTCACATTATCATTAAATAAGACATAGTGTAAGAGGTAAGAGACTATGATAGTTGACTTTCCACTTTGTCTAGGTAATTTACATATTGTAAACCTATTATCGTGGAAAGTATCTACCATCTTCCGCTGAAAGTCATACATTTCAAAAGGCACTAAACCTTTATCAATGGTGACAATTTTTAAATATTGTTCTATAAAATATTTAGGATCATCTAAACACTTTACAACTTCTTCAATTTGTTTTTTCGTAAAACGAGAAGGTGTATGTGCTTTCTTTAAATTAGGATTACCTAAATATTGATCTGTTATTGCCATTTAATTAAATTAATTTTTTTAGTGATTGTGATAAATCTTTATATTTTATTCTTGTGCCTCTAGCAATATCTTCTGCCATCTCTGCACCAAAATCTGCTTTATTCATCATAACATACATTTTTTCGCCAAGTAAATTGCCAGTTACAAAATCTGAAGGATAATGAAATCCTGCAATCACTCTTCCATAACCACATTCGTAAGCTGCTTTCATTAGTTCTCTTTCAGCCTTTGGTTCTTTACCTGCGACATATCTTGCAATAATTACTGATTGACAAGCATGACCACTTGGATATGAAGGTGTCTTATTTGTTTCACTTGGTAATGTATTGATACGAGATAAAACAATATGAGGTCTTTTTCGATTGTAAAAATTTTTAAAGTGTGTAATAATCGGAACAGATTCTTTTATAATTTGTTCAAGTTCATTTGGGTGAAACTCTAGTTTGTATTTTTTAATAACTTTCTTGATTGCAAAATAAGGATTTTGATCGTGATCTCTAACTGATTGCACTTGTTCAGGTGTTCTAATAAGTGCTATTTCATTTACTTTCAATGCTTCAGCCATATCATCTTTAGGTGGTGGCGGAAGTGTTATAACCTCTTCTAGTTTTTGTCTAAAAAATATCATTTTTTTTCCTTTAACATCTTTTGTAATTCAGTTGTTGACCCAACAAACAATGCGTTAGTTACATTCTTAGGTCCTTTGTCTGGCACCTCTTTTACTTTTTTTAGTTTATCTTGTAAGTCTAATAAATTTTGTGATACTTCACTTACTGTTTTAATTAATTGTCCTGCGACTTCATAAGCACGAGGATGTTCGCCTTCTTTTGCAAGATTAAGTATACCATCGATTGCTTCATTACCTTTATCAATTAAATTATAAAGATTTTTTCTACCAGTTTCAAAATCAATCTCTGGATCTTTATCATCTGGTACAACTAAATCTTTAGTTTCTTTTTGTATTACCTCTAGTTCGTTTGTTTCTTCAGCAATACCTAATACTTCATTTAATTTATCATCAATTTTGCTCATTTAAATCTTTCTATGACGGCTTAGTAGGATTTGATGTTGCATCCTCACCTGTCGTATTCTCATAATCTAAAGTGTCTGTAAAAAATTCTAATGTAGTTGTGTATGTATAAGTGTCATCTTTATCAGCAGATGTGGGGTTTGGTTGTACTGTAACTCTCTCAACTCTTGGTGCGTTACTTCCAGTATCTGAATATAAATCAGCAGATACTTTCTTAATTATAGCTGATGTAGATATAGGTCCATACAAATAAACTTTTGCTGTAAACTGTAAAGTATAAATTATTCTTCTTAAACTAGTTAAAGATCCTGTATAACTATCTTCATAATCAACACTATTTAAAATAAATGGTATATCTCTTTTTGTATCCATTGTTGTATCTTCAATCATAGTAACAGTATAATCAGGTTGAAAGAAAGGTAATATTTGCTCTATAATTTGTAGACCATCATCTGAATTTGCAGTATAAACATTCAAAGAAAAATTTACATTGTAAGGCACAGGCATATACTGATTATTCATTTTAGTTGTATCAGCGTTTGTTGTTACTTTTGTTATCTTTTGATTCTTATTTAATTTTCTAGTAGCGTCATATGAATATCCTGTAATTTCAAATGACATTCGAGGTAGAGTGATTGCCACTTTAGAATCATCGCCTGTTAAGTCTTGCTGTGCGTCTAATCTTGCAAGAAACTTTTCCTTTGGCGAATAAGATAAAGGTACTTTTATATTTTGTAGTGGATTCCCGCTAGAATCTAATCTCTTAATATTCACATTATTGAATATTGTACCAAACGCAATAACAGTATTACGAATTTTTTTATGATAAAAATGGTCACCAAACATTAGTATTCATCAACCTCACCAAATGGGTTTCTTTCGCTGAAGTCTAGTATATCATCTGCTGTTGAAGCAGTATTCGTGCCTGCTTCTGTTTCAAATATTTGACCTTGATCGTTAGTTGCCTGTGTTGCCATTGTGAAGTCCTCATTTATCATATAATCTATTGCACCGATACTACTTTCTAATACAACTGATCCTACTTCATTTTCTAAAGTAAACTGGAAGTTCATTGTATCAGTTGATAGACTATCTTCAATACTATCAATCGTAGAAATACCAGTATCAATTCTTTCTGAACTATATTCAAATCTTGTGCAAGATAATTTATAAGTAGGTAAATTACTTTGTTGATAGAATGGTTGTTCGTGTTCTACAAACTGTATTTCAAAAAATGCGTTTGTAGTTGGGAAGTAAACTAGATCACCTTCTTGTGGTCTCTCAGCAGTTAGATCACTATTATTTTTTACTAATGTTTCCCATCTTAGTTTAGATAGAGTAAATACAATATCATCTCTTAATTCTAAACCAAACTTTTTAATAATCTCTTGTTCGCCCATATATCCATCAGTATTGTCAACATACATTTCAATAATATATGAATCATCAAACGAGCTTGCAGGATCTTCACCAAAGATAGTATCTTTGTTGGCAATCTTTCTCGGTAAATAATAGACATCTTGGCCATAAATCTTAAGCTGTTCGATTATTAAATCTTCGTATAATCTTTGCTCTGATGTTGTGCCTGTGTCAAAATAGACATTTGTTGGCATTTAATTATCCTTGCATTATATGAGGAGGTTCTTCGTAATTAGTTCGAATCTCTTCCTCTAACTTTTGCTGTTCTTGTAAAGCAGTTGAAAATAATTCAGGTCCATTGAGTGTTACACCACCTAACATAGCAGTGCCTGAAAATTTTGATAGATTTTGTCCCCATTGTCTTTTAATTAAAGTTGTAACATATCTTTTTAAATATAAATCATCAAAGATATTTGTATGTGAACTTGGATCTAATTTACGATAACATTCTATAATCAAAAATTCGTCAGCGTCTATATCTTCATTCCAATCCATATCGATATATAATCTATTTGATAACTGATTGAATCGTAAAGGTTTTTCACCCACTAAAATATGGTCTAAAAAATCTAAGTGTCTCATTGTCATTTCATAATGAACAATACTTGTAGATGAGAAATCATAAAGATCATTCAACCTTAATTGATATCTAACATCAAACATATTTAAATTTGCTCTATCAGATAGTGGAAAAACATTTATCACACTTATAACTGAATCAGGAACAATTAAATAATTTTGTGTCTCTTGATATTCTGTTCTAACAATTGTTGAATCTTCAGTAAGAACAGCAGAACCTGATTCTTGAATTAAATCACCTGCACCTTCTTCTTGTGTATTAGTGCCACTCTCTAACTCAATATTTTCTGCTACTGTGCCTTTTTCATCAGCGTTGAATTTTTTATTAGTAGTTAATCTAGTTATATCATCAGCAGTTACTTTGTATTTTAAATACATTCTCTCAACACCATCTGTATGATATTGAGCAAAATATTGTAACGCTTCGTCTATTCTATCTTCAACTTGATCTTCATCAACATTGATATCGATTACAGGCTTACCTAAGGATCTTAAACAATATTGTTTTAATGATTCTCTAGAATTTGGGACTGCCATATTTTACTTCCTTTTAACTATTTATATTACCCTAATGCGACAGCCTGTGCGATAGCAAACGCATTTGTCGCCTTAGTATCTAATTGTGTTTGTATTGCACTTGTAACGCCGTCAAGATGACCTATTTCAGTTGATGTAACAGCACTAACAGATACATCACCATTACCATCAGAAACTAATGCTCTAGAAGCAGTTAAATCTGCCATCTTACTAAATGCGATAGCAGCACTTGAATTTATATCTGCATTTACGATAACACCAGAACCAATAGCAGCAGTACCACTTGATATTGTTATATCACCTGATATACCACCTTCTATATAAGTTGCAACTCTTGACAGAGCTGCCTTTCTATTTGTTCCGCCTGCACCATCGTCAACGATAATTAAATCTGCGTCTGCTAAAGCAGCACCTATATCTGTGCCACCATCGATATCTAAAGTTGCTAATCCAACACTATTACTAGACGCTGTTATTGTTTTATTTGTTAGTGTATCAGTTGTCGCTTTACCAACTAAAGTATCAGTTGCATTTGGTAAAGTAAGTGTTCGATCAGCATCAGGATCAGAAGCAACTAAAGTTGTCTCATTTGCATCATCGGTTGATCCTTCAAATATGATACTTGTATTTACAGTAACAGTTGAGAACTCTGAAGCACCACCGCCCGTAATATCTGTTAAATATGCAACTGTACCAGTAGCATCCTGAAAAGTAATTGTTCTATCTGCTGTTGGATCTGTAATCGCAAAAGTTGTTTCAAAATCATTTGCTGTTGCACCTTCAAATACAAGTGGACTACCACCTGCAAATACAGCACCAGTTGCCGTTACAATACCTGTAAGTGTTGGTGCCGATATACTTGGTGTGGCAATTGTTGGTGTATTAATTGTTGGCGATGTTAAAGTTTTATTTGTAAGTGTTTGTGTGGCTGCGAGGCCTACAAAACTCTCACTTTGTAAAGCACTATTAAACTCTGATAAAGTTCCTGTAAGTGTGTTTGCGTCTAAATCAAAAGTTTTATTTGTAAGTGTTTGTGTTGTACCTTTAAATAAAGTATCTACTTGTGATAAAGTTATTCGACCTTCAGTACCACCGTCAGACAATAAAAGTAAATCACTTGCTACTAATGTGTTACTAGTTAGATCAGTTGCATTATCAATATTTACAATTGCCTCTACAACACCAAACTCTAAAGCATTTGCTGCCGAATTAACTTTTATAACTTGACCTGCAGTTCCTAATGATAAAGAAGCACCAAGACCACCATGTGTTAATCCTATTGTGTCACCCGACTGAAACTCAGAAAGACCAGTCGCAGTTCCAGCGTCATTGAATACTGCTCTAATCGGTGTTTTATTTGCCATAATTTATCCTAAAATTGAAAAATGGTACTATCACTATCTGTTAGATTACTACCATTTGCCAATGTAAATGTTTTTGTTCCTGTAAATGTTGTTCGAGTTTCAATCGTTGCATTGAACTCAAAATCTGTATTCTTTGTATTTAAACCACCAGAAGCAGTAAAGAAAGGTACTACTCTTGTAGGTTGTAAAGTTTCACCACTAGACGATATAACAGCAAGTTGATTATCACCTGCTTTTGATCCTGCTGGTAATGTCGCACCAGTAGCAGCAATTGCAATAGATCCTGTACCATCTGAACTGATTGTTGCACCTGCAAGGTCAATTGTATCACCTGCAAGAAATAACTTATCAAATCTCTTAGAAGAACTACCAAGATTTCTTGTATTAGTTTGATCTGGTATAATATCTTGATCGACAGCACTAAAATCTGTTGAAGCACCAAAAGTGCCATCTTGTAAATCGATACCATCACCTGTGTTTGATGATGATGAATCTGTGCCATCTAAAACTACTCTGTCGCCAGCGTCTGAACCACTTGCGTCTGTGGCATTTAAAACTAAATCTTCAGTCTCTAAAGTTGTACCTATAAATTTACCAGTTGCACCATCATATTGTAAAACTCTTTTATCTATTAAAGCACTATCGGTATCAATATCATCTAACTTTGCTAATTTAACTTCACCGCCACCACCAATTGAACCCATTTGTTTAGTAACAACATCTTTAAATTTAACAAACTCTTTTTTCATTTCATCTAAAGAGGTTATTCTATCTAAAGTTTTTAACTTATCTTTATCTAATTCGTTTGCAACTTTCATCTCTGAAAGTTTTTTAGTTACTTTATCAATTACATTTTCATTTGATTCTATTGGTTCTAGTTCATCTTGTAAAGTTTCACTTACTGTTTTTTCTTCTTCAACCTTTTCTTTTTTTTCTTCAGGCTCTAATAGTAATTGTTTTTTCTTTTTTGGTTCTGTTTTTTGTTTTTCTTTTTTTAAAGAAGAAAACAATTGTTCTAAATCTGCAATCTTTTTTTCTGATTTGGCAACTTTTTCTTTGACTTGTTTTTTCTCATCATTTATTATAGAGAAAAAATCTGCTAATTTATCTTCTGGTTTTTCTACAACCTTAACAACTCTTTTAATATCTTCTTTAATTTTAGAATTTAATTTTTGTTCTTGAATAAGTGAGATTTCTTTTTCTATATTTGGATCAATATCTATCATGATTATCTACTTACGCTTGGTGTTACTGTCGCTCTTCCTTCTATTCTTCTAGTAATTAAACCAGACGAATCTGTTGTTGTTAGATCCCAAACATATCGACCTTCTTCAAGATTTGTTGTAACAGCGTCTGTTAATGTGATTGTACAAGTGCCATCAGTAGCACTTACTTTTGCAGTTGTAAAAGAATATGCAGTAGCAGAGGAATAAGTTTTCCTCATAGTAGAAGTAATTGTTTCGTTACTTAAATCTACTACTGTTCCTGTTGAATCTTTAACTGTAAGTGTTTCAGTAAAATCACAATCTTGGTCGATAGTAATATTTTGTATTATTGCCATTATTCATTCCTATCTATTGTATTACTATTTATAATATAGAGAAAAATCAATTACTCAGCATGAACTGGTACACCCTCTGAAGAAACGAAAGGATGTTTTGCAAATGCCATATAAACATAATCACCTCCGTTAGCGTTTGTACTAGCATTTGTTGATCTTAATCTATATCCATTTGATAAAAAGTCACCTGCTGTTGAATTATATGTACCCTCAGCGTCTGTAGCTTCTGCGAATAATTGTTGATGTTGCGACTGTGCACCACCTTGTGTGTTTGGGCCCCCTAAACTATTAGTGTCTCTAACTGAATCACAAACGAAGAAAGAACCTGTGTCGTCTACTCTTTTAATAATTATAAATTGTGGTTTAAATCCTAAATTTATAAAAGTACCATTTGCATTACCGTTTCCTGTGTAAGCCCCAAATTGACTATATCCTCTGATACTTTTGAAAGCATACATGACATAGTTATCGCCGTCTGTATTTGTTCGATTAGAAGCAGTATCTCCTGAACCTGGTGTTGCACCTAAAGATACATTTGTAGCGTCAGGTGCGACATCACCAAAATGAGCAGCACCGCCTGACCCACCATGAGCACCTGTATCAAATCCTTGAAAAACATTTGTGGCAGCAGAATTTTCTGCGTTCCACCAAAGTGCCCAATCAGTTGAGTTACTTGATCTATTTTTAATCCAAAGCATATCAGGTTTTGCACCAAGACCATGTGGTACGACAGGACTACTACCACTACCACTTGTTCCTAATCCTGTGTAAGTTATGATACTAAATCCTGCAGTTGAATTTGTTTGTCTGCTGTAAGCAGCATTAAGTCCACTCTCACTTCCAGAAGCACTAGCTGAACCGCCATTAGCTTTCCACTGCCATGCAACATAAGTTTGAGAATTTTCATTTACTGTACTTGCTGAGCCTACTTGAAATCCGTCTGTGTTAAAGGCTTGCACTCTATTTTGGTCATCATCCTCTGCGTTTGTGCTGTCTGATAAAGCAGCATATCTAGCACCTCTATTTGAATCAACTAATTGATGAGAAGATGTGCTTGTTCTTTCTTTTATCCATAACCAATCTGGTTTAAAATCACCTGCGTTTGCGTCATTAGTAATATCTCTATCATCATTGGAATTACCAGTATATAATTGTATATGAAAATACTCTGAAGGGTCATCTATTGTTGTATAAGCCATTAAGATATCTCCGCTAAAT